GAATCACGACGCCCGATCGCACGAACGGGCAACAGACGGGGACGAACTGGAACGAAGCCAAGCCCGAGGACGTTCGAAAAGAACTCCAGCGCTTCGGCGTCAACGTCTAGGATCGCCCACCACACCTTTACGCCTGGTCGTCCGACCGGCGCGTGAAACCCACCAAGAAGACCACGGAGCAAGGGCCGCGAGCAGAGATGCCTGCGGCCCCGCTTCTTTGCGATCTATAGGCTCCTGACGAGATGCGATCGCGCCCTGTCCGATAGGCTCCCGACGAGATGAGGACGCTCACAACCACCCCCATCCGCAAAATGAAAGGTTGAAAGGCATCATGCCAATCGACAACGTGCCCGCGGTCCAGGAGATCATCGAACAGGTCGGCCTCTTGGAACGGGCTTTCCACTCGCCCCTCGACGCGAATCTCGCGTACTCCCGTCTGGCCGACGAGGAGATGTTCCCGAACGGCATCGGTGAAACGCTCACCAAGACGCGACCGGCGCTGTTCCCGCTCAACTCCGCGCTGACGCCCATCAATCCGGCGAACAACACGGGCCTGGACAACGGTCTGGGTGACAACTACTACACGTTCGAGCAGTACGTCCTCGCCATCAACGAGTACGCGCTGTCGACGCAGGTCAACATCATGCAGGATCGCACGCTGATCCAGCGGATCTTCCTGCAAAACTACGTCGCGCTCGGCGAGAACGCCGGTCGCACGATGGACGGCCTCTGCTCGCAGTACGTCCATACCAGCTACGACTCGGGCAACACGTTCGCGACCGCAGCGGTCTCGGGCGGCCTGCTCGCGCTGGACAACGCAAACGGCTTCGACACCGCGTTCAACTCGAACGCGGGCTTCTCGCCGGGAGCGCCGTCGCCGGTCTCCAACACCAACCCGCTCGCCTTCACCGTCTACGACGGCACGACGGGCTTGGTCAAGGGACAGGGCAACGTCATCGGCTGCGCCTTCGACCTCGTCAACACCTCGTCGGCGTTCGTCAACGGGATCGCCTACGGTCGGAGCGGCGAAGTCACCGTCTCGGGCTACACCGGCACCGCGATCGCAGACGATGATAACGTCGTGGCGGTCGACGGCTCGGTCATCATCCGCCCGAACGGCAAGCGCACCCGCGACGCGCTCGACGCGAACGATCTGGTGACGCTGCAGACGATCGCGCAGGCGGTCGCCAAGCTCAAAGCCCGCAACGTGCCGACGCTCCCGAACGGCATGTACCTGGCCATCATCGACCCGACCATCTGGCCGCAGTTGCTGTCGGACCAGGCATTCCAGCGCTCCACGATGGGGCAAATGGGTGAAGGCGGATCGTACTTCGCCTTTGGCCAGATCAACCGCACCCTGGGCGTCGAGTTCGTGAACTCGAACCTCGTCCCGGCGTTCAAGATCCCGTCGAACGGATCGCTGTTCGCTCGGCACATCGTCGTCGGCGGACGCGGCCTGCTCATCAAGGGCACCTTCCAAGGCTCCCTCGATGCCGCAGCGCAGGCGAACACCATGCAGAACGCCGACATCAAGCTGATCGTGGACGCGAAGATCAGCCTGATCACCCGTGGCCCGCTCGACCGTCTGCAGGAGTTCGTCACGCAGACCTGGCGCTGGGTCGGCGGTTTCGTGACGCCCACGGATGTCACGTCGACCCCGCTGATCATCCCGACGACCGATTACTCGCGCTACAAGCGTTGCGTGGTCATCGAAGTCGCCTCGAATGTCTAAGGCACCGGAGGGCGCGCGCGAGCGCCTTCCAGCGCCTTCGGCTCACGCCGAGATGTTCGTCCGTGAGGCGTTGGCCGTAGGGCCGCGCCTCTCGGGGGACCTACTCACCGAAGCGAAGGCACGGGGTATCTCCCGCGCCACCCTCTACCGCGCCGTGAAGCGCCTCGGTGTCGTCACCGAACGCGTCGGCGAACATTCGTCCTGGAAGATGGACGACGGCGGCCACACACCGCCGATCGGCGCGTCTGTCGCGCCGCCACCCACGACCGTCGCCGAGATCATCGACCCCGCCGCGCTCCCGAAGCGCGTCGAGTGCATGGAGCATCGGCAGTTCTTCCACAACGGCGCGCACTTCGCGTTCTACGAGGAAGAAATCGAGACGAACCCGATCCGCATACGCTTGCTGATCGACAAAGGCATCAAGTACAAGGTCCTACGCTAACAGGGAGAGCGCACCGTGATCCTGCTCGAACCAGACAAGATGCGCGCCCGTATCCATATGGGCGTTCCCGTTCTCGGGGTCCAGGACTCGGGCTTCGCGCTCGGCTATCGCTTCCCGAACGTCATGGGCCTTTTCGAAGATCGCATGAACAAACTCCAGCCGCACGAATACGCCCGCATCGTCGGCGTGCCGACCGCTGCGCTCGCGCTCTACGGCACCCCACAGGTCGGCGACACCCTCACCGCGACGATCGCCCCGAACGCGCCCGTGGTCTACACGGTGCAGGCGTCCGATCTGCTCGCGCCCGATCCGAACCTCGTCATCGTCGGGAACTTCGCGAAGCTCTGGAACCAGACGCTCGGGTTCGCGTTCATCGCCCAGGCGCAGCCGCCGCTCACCTACCCGACCAGCACGGTCGGATGGGGACCGCAGACCTGGCAACTCGCCTTCGTCGGCACCGCCGAGACGGCGTTCACGTTCACCGCGTCCACGACCGGCGGCATGGTGACGTATCCGATCCTGCAGGGCGCGCTTCCGTGGCCGAAGGTCACGTTCGTCGAGGACGCCCTGACCGTTCACGGCTACCTCAACATCTTGGACTATCTCGAATCGAAGGCCGCAACGTCGTCCGACCTGATGAAGTTCTCGAAGGCTGACGTCGTGGACTTCCGGCGCGACGAACTCGGCGCTCGCGAGAAGCTCTACCACGTTTGGCGGAAGAAGCTCGCGGCGGTGTTCGGCATCCCGCTCTCGCCGCTACCGCCCGTTTCGAACTTCGGCGGATCGCCGACCGGCCTAGCCGTCTAGGGAGATCGCGATGTCGTCGTTCTATCCATCGTTCGGGACCTTGCCGCTCATCGATACCGCGATCCAACAAGGACGCGGTGCCGCCGGTGCGGTCCTCGGGCAGACCTACGAGGTGCGCCGCCTCGATGGCACCACGAACGGAAGCGTCTCATCGAACACGCCCGTCTACGAAGCGTTCCCCGCACGCGTGCAGCGGACGCTGAAAAAGGTGCAGATCGAAAACGAGGTCTTCACGCTCCTCGTCTTCGTCGCGATGTGCGACAATCGTCCGCTTCAGCTTCAAGACCTGCTCACGCAGACGGGCTACGAGAACGACGGCTCGGTCTTTACGTTCGTTCAGGCTCGCCCGACGCGGGACACCCTCTGGATGCGGACGGAGTTCAACGCGAGCATCACGCGACCGATGCCGCTCGCCGGACAGGCGGGACAGCAACCGATCGGAGCGGGTGTCTCGTCGCCCGATGGGTACGGCGGCGTGGCGAAGGACACCGAGGAAGTCCTGACCTTGGTCGACGGCCTCTACGCGTTCTCAAGCACTCCTGGTGCGTCGCCTGCCGGTATCCAAGTCGGGCTCCAACCGCTCAACCGCATCAAGGACGGACGCTCGCTCGGCACGCCCACCGACTTCTACCGCGAACACTTCCTGATCTACGCGCCCGAGATTCCAGGCGAGCAGTTGAACGAACTCGATGTGATCTCGTTCCCGAACAGCGATCGGTACGAGATCGCGGAGATGTTCACTTCGGACCTCACGGGCATCTCGGGCAACATCATCATCGGCGAGAAGATGGGGACCTAGCCCAGCCGATCCTTGCAACGCAACCAACCTGGGGGGACCGACCGATGCGCGTGGTGATCGCCGACGACTCTCGAATCCCACGCGACATCCTGCGACAGATCCTGCGCGCCGGTGGTCACACCGTCGTCGGGATCGCGACGGACGGACGCGAGGCGATCGCCGAGTGCGAGCGCGAGAAGCCCGATATGGTCATCCTCGACGTCTCGATGCCACGCCTCTCGGGGGACCTCGCCGCGCGGGAGATCATCGCAGCGGGGACCGCCCGCCACGTTCTGATCGCTTCGAGCATGTCGCAGGACATCATCTTCGCCCCTCTGCGGGCGCTCGGGGCGCACACGCTCACCAAGCCGTACCGCAGGGAGCAACTCTTGAACGAGATCGCTCGCGTGGTCGGCGAGGACGCCGCCGCGATCGGCCCAGCCGTCGCCGAGGTGGTGCAAGGTGAGTAGCCTCACGCTGGCCCTGGCGGCCATCAGGGACAACGTGGCCGCCGCGCTCGTCGCGTCCGATCCCACCGATTCGGTCCAGGTCATCATCGGCTACCCCGTCTCGACCGAGCTTGCGAAGATCATCGGACAGGGCAACCAGACCATCGGGCGGGCGCTCGTCTCGGTGTTCCCGTTCGGGGGCTCCAAGCGCACCACGCGGTATGCGCCCGTTCCATACGTCACCCAGGCCCCGCAACCAGGCACCACGGCGACGCTAGGCCCCGCTGGCGCGTCCCTGACGATAGGCGGCACCCCGAAGGCGGGCGATACCGTCCACGCCTTCTTCGCGGGCACCCAGGCGGACGCAAACCACCTCGTCACGACCGGCGAGACCACCGACCAGATCGCAGCGGCCCTCAAAGCCTCGGCGGACGCCTACGGCATCTCGGGGGTATCGACCGCCGTCACGGGCTCGACCCTGGCGATCACGGGCTCGTTCTTTTCGGCCATCAACATCGGCGGGGTCGGTACGATGGCCGTGGAGAGCGCTCGAGTCTCGCGCCTGGTCGGCGTGACCGTCTGGGCCTCGGACGCCCCGACCCGATCGCGGGTGGGCGAACCGATCCTCGCGGCGCTCGGCGGT